GCCAGTCTTAGTGCTGCTCTTACTGCCCTTAATAACCTCTCTTCGGATTATAAGAAGGGTGGTATGAGCATCAAGTTCGTACAGAGTTCTGACAATAAGTATGTGCAATATAGACTGATGACACAGAATTTCAGCACTGTTGAAAGTGATTGGCAAAGTTTTAATCCATTACAGCAAACCGGACAATCTACTATAGTTGCTATGTCTCAAAAAGCTGTTACTGATGAAATAAGTAGAATTGTTGATGAAATAAGAGCCTATGATAAAGACTATATTTATAATTCTGATATTTACAGAAATAAACGGATTAATGACGATGGTATTCTTGTCACAGAAAATACAAGAGGTGTTGCTATCACATCAGTTCTTGAGAATGTAACTAAAATTGAAAGTGCATCTGGACGTTCTTTTTCTTTTTATAGCGGCATTCCAGACTTAACATCTGGTTCTAACTTTATTGAGAAAAATAGTACTGGTGATGTACCTAATGGTGCTAAATATGTAGGTATAGTCTACCTTTTGACATATATAGATGCTAATAATGTTACTATCATACAACGTGAAGGTCAGTATTTAAAAATTGCTCAGTTAGAAAACGTATTGGTTCCGGTTTTTGATAGGCTTGATACATTAGACGGACAAGTAATGAAACGTAAAATATCTGGACAGGAAATAATCACAATAAAAGGCAAAGTAATTACCACAGATGGCAGCGAGACGTCATTAAGGGCTGAAAATAAAGGTTGTACTGGCTATATTGATATATCTGATTTAATAGGAGGACATATAACTTCTCGTTTTATAATTTCAAGAGATGGTACTTATGCAGCTAATATAGGACTTGCTTTTTATAATGAAAATAAAGAGTTTATTTCTTTTGAACCTTCTGTGAGTGGGTCTGCAATAGGTTCAACTAATAAAACTTTGCAGGTTCCAGAAGGTGCTAAATATATAAGGACATCATATTGGTCAACAGCAAGTTATGTGGAAGATTACGGAGAGTTTTATTTGGAATATCAATGTTCAAATATTGGTGAAATCGATAAAGAACTCACTCTTCATACTACTCAGATTAATTCTCTTGACCAAAGAGTTGAAAATCTTGAAACTGGTGGAGGTGCGTCTGGAGGCAGAGATAATACACTTGTACTAACTCAGCAAGATATTGTTGAGTTAAATACGATAGGTTCTGATGGTGATTATTCTGCGGATTCATCTATGGGTTGCACAGACTATATTCCTTGTCATGGCGCAGAATCGCTTACATATAAGAGGGTTGTTGGTGTAACAGGTGCTGGTTTGGCTTTCTATGATGAAAATAAAGGTTTCTTATCTTATGTTGATAGCATTACGGGTACAAATGGTTTAATAACACATGTTGTTGATGTTCCATCTAACGCTTATTATTTCAGGGCAAGTGGCTGGAATTATGTCAATAGTCTAACTTATGGAGCATTCTCTGCGAGTCTGACAAGTCCTAATGTAGCAGTAGATGGGAAAAGAGTAAGTAATGGAGAATGTACATTCTTTAGTGTTCTATATAATAAGGCGATTGACGATTTGACTAAGACTACTTTTGGTTCTTATGATGAACAAGAAGAGTTTGTTCCAAATCCAAGTCAGATAGAGGAATTGGTTTGTACAACCGCTGTTCTTCTTCTTCCACCAAATTATACACCCACTGGAAAGCGGAGTCGTGTTATACTTAATTTCCACGGCTGGAGCCATTATGTAAATTACAAAGAATGGGGTCTGCCAAGTAGATTAGGTTTTATGGAGCAGAAGCATAGATGGGCAAATGCGGGCTATGCAGTAATTGATGTTAATCTGAAAAACTCTTCACAGAAAGGGGGTTATTCGGGACTTGGAAGCATTCAGACTGATGAGAGTTACAGAAAGGCATTTGAGTGGGTAAAGAAGAATTATAATGTAGAAGAAACGTGCTTTGTGGTTTGTGGTAGTGCGGGCGGCCCAAATGGTATTAATGTTTGCTACAATTGGCCTGATGTAAGAGCCGGAGTTTGGCTTGATACGTGGATTGATGTTTCAGCACATTCTTATGTTAATAGCTGTGGAACATACTATTATGGTTATACAGAAAGTTATGATGCCACAAAAGTTGGCACGAGAAATCCCATGAGTAAGATAAAGACAATTGATGGGGTTGATTATCTCAAGATGCCTAAATGCCCTGTAAAGTTATATCCGTTGAGTAGCGCATCATCATTTATGAAACCATTTGTAGATATTATTGATGCTGGTAACGCCATAGGGGATTTTTATATCAGACATTGTTCTGGTATAAGTCATAGTGACTTGGTAAGTGGAGGAGAGGGTACAGACCCACAATCTGCTGTTGTAGATGAAGAGATTTTAAATTTCTTGAATCAGCATTAATATTTAAATGAAAAGAGACGTCGTGATTTTTTTGCTATAATTATGAAACTAATACATTTGTAAGAGAAGTTCATAATCTATAATGTTATAAAATAGCAAATCTACATATCAAACATCATCAGAAATGGAAATAATTGATATAACTTACTTATTGTAATAAGTAGGTACAAAAGGCAGTCACTTCGGTGGCTGTCTTTACAAAGATAAAACTAATGATAGAAAATTTAGGTTTACAACTCTTATCCTACTTCTTCCATCCCTTTCTTCAGCGGAGGGATAGAAAGATGCGGATAAAGGAGCAGGTGCCAATAAGAAGTATCTGCTGGCGTATCATTCTGAGGGTTGTATCTAAACGATGGTAGCATGACATGGGAAGTAAAGTCATGTAGCCGGGAATCAAATGGTGAGAGTTAGGAGGAGAAGAGTAGCATTAATATCTTTCTCTTCCCTCTCTAATTGAATCTTTAGCGGACGAAGGTAGACAGGAGAAGTGTGTTGCTGAATCCTGGAAATTAACTCAGCAGGGAAGCCAACAAATAGAAGGTGGGTTCTTAGAAAGATTACTGATATTGCAATAAAGAATCGTAACAAATTGATCCCTAATGCTGCCAGTAAACTGATGTGGTTATAAGATCGCTGATGAAACATATGTTTTATACAAAATGATTATAAGAAGATTATTTTCTATCCTCCCATTTACAGAGATTGAGAATATTGATACTCTCCGCGATCCGAAAGCAGGATATTATGATAAGAAGGCTGCATTACGAGGTTTAGGGATAATAAAACAGAAGGAATTGCCAGAGAATTCAACCCTAAATCAAAGACTTCAACATGCGGCAGAGGGTTTAACATCAGCTGCAATAGAGAATGCCGTTTTTGGGCGTTTTAATGAAGATTATTGGAGAAAACATCATGGAATTTGAAGTGTAAATCATAAAATCTCGGCCTGAAAATTATTGCGTGGATAGGAAGAGTGTTATAATCCGTTTCTCCACACTCTTAAAGATACGCAATATAAGGGATAGGCCGGGAAAATGAGCAAGATCTACCTCAGGAATCGTTAATAGAAGGGGAAGGGGAGGGTGATGGAAGATTGAATAATGAGATAAACAAGTATGGGCATTTCAAAAGTGCTAGCCTGGGAGACGGTGATCCTAGAGTGGTATGGCTTAATGTGAATGGAAAATCTATCTTGTGTTGTGGGTCTGGAGTCGATAGAGATGAAAATGATGTCCTCTATTTATGTGCCGGATCTGTAGAAACGGTTGATATTCCTCCTTACATCGAAAAAAAATTCTTATATATTTTTATTCAAAGATACACGTGATAGTTTTACTGATTATGACTTGAATGACATTGTATTAAAGGGTGAGAGAATAGATGATACGCATGTTCGGTATACTTTAATGGCTTGCGGTGCTAATGATGAACTATACTTGCACCAAACAGGATCGGCCATATTAGAAGGCGGGGAGATTCATAGCGTTTTTAATAGCCCCGGAAGAAACTTTATTAACACGGAAACAATAAATTATCCTTATGAAACGGGCCGGATAATAACTAGGAATAATATGACGGATAGAATTTTAGGTGCGATCGTAGGAGATATCTGTGGTTCTATCTACGAGTTCAATAATATAAAAACCACAGATTTCGAATTACTGGACGGAAGGAATAGATTTACTGATGACACTATCCTTACTTTGGCGGTAGCAGATTGGTTGGTAGAGGATCCGTCACATTCCCGCGAGTTCCTTATCGAAAATATGGTGACCCTGGGAAAATATTATCTTGAGTGTGGACTTGGAAGGAGATTTTACGATTGGATTCTTAGTAACAATCATCTCCCTTATGGATCTTTTGGAAATGGATCTGCAATGAGAGTATCACCAGTGGGACTTTATGCTAGAACCTTAGAAGAAACACTGGACTTAGCAAAACGATCAGCCGAAGTAACTCATAATCATCCGGAAGGCATAAAAGGAGCTCAATCGGTTGCTTCTGGAATGTGGCTCTTAAAGAATGGGAGGTCAAAGGAAGAGGTTAAGGATTACATTGCGGAGAACTTTGGATATGAGTTTAGGCCGTTGAAAGAAATTAGGGAAAGTTATAAATTCGATGAGACTTGTCAAGGAAGTGTACCAGTAGCCATTGAAGCTTTCTTAGAGGGTAATAATTTTGAGAAAGTAGTGAAGTTGGCGATATCGGTAGGAGGAGATTCGGATACTATAGCTGCAATCTCTGGTTCCCTTGCTTCCTGTCTCTATGAAATTCCTGACTCTCTAATTACCGGTTGCCTTTCCGTGATGGATAATATACAGAAAGAAATAATGAATAATTTTTTGAATAAATATGAAAATCATTAGAAACGAGAAAAAGTTGTTTAGTGATAAAAATTCTAATTCTTCGATAAAAACCTTGACCGGAATAGGATCAATGGCTGCTGGTGGAAAACTAATAAAAGACTCAAATAAGGAAGGAGAGATTACCGGCAGAGCTAGATTATATCACGGGACAACTAGGAAAAGAGCAAAATCCATAAAAGAAAATGGATTTGATAGCTCTAAAGCAAAATCTAAAGATGCTATTATAAGAAGCGATAGAAATCAGGTTTATCTATCTAAGAATAAATCACTTGCTGATAGAACTGGAATCGGAAGGGAATTAAAAGGAGAAGGTAAAGCAGAAACTTTAAAAGTATCTCTTCCCTATACTGAGTTAAAAAATAAACAAGATTTTAAAAATCCAGAGTATGCCAATGCTAGTTCATACGAGGATTATGTAAAAAAGACGGGAGACAAAAGAACCTCAAAGAAAGTTTATGATCGAATGTCAGGTAATAAAGGCTCAGATACGGTTATCCTTAGTGGAGATATAAGTAATAAATACGTAAAAGGCTCAAAGAAATATAAAAAGAATTCAGTAAAAGAGATCTCAAAATATGCAAGAGAGAATCCAAAAAGATTTATTAAGGGAACAGGAAAATTAGCAATAGGCATAGGATCCGTAGCAGGAGGGGCAAAATTAGTCAAAGACTCTGAAGAAGGAAAATCAAAAAATGCTATTATAGGTGCTTCTTCTATTGGAGCTGGAATATATACTGCTAAAAAATCTTTAGATAAGGATAAAAATAAGCTTGAGTTTAAGAAGGAGAAAGGAAAGATAATAAAAGATAAATCTTCTTATAAAAATATGGAAGGTGATCTTGTTATGAAGACTTCCAGGAAACGAAAGCTAAAAATTAAAGATGCTTACGAAGAAGTTAAGAAACAAAAACCGTTATTAGAAAAGAATTCAAAGAAAGCACAGGATAAAGTAGATAGTATTATAAAGAAGTCTGAAAGAAACTCAAAATTAAAGGGAGTAGGAAAAGGATTAGCAGTTGCAGTTGGCGGATATACATTAGGCAAAAAATTATTGAAGAAGAAAAACAAACAAGATAGTAAGGATGATTAGTTTGTTTAGAAAAGAAGATACACCAACTCGTCAATTTCTTAAGAATACACACAATCTCCCTGAAATAAGAATAAATAGACTTACAGATAATTCTATATATACTGTTAATGAAAAAGATTATTTATCTTTGATAAAATTCATTGATTCTTTGAACTTATCTAAATATATAACGGTAAATACTACAAGTTTCTCGACTTTTGAAACACCAAATAGTAATTTCAATCAACTCTATAGTTTATATCTTATTAATCTAAGAAATAAATTGGAGATGAGTAAAAACTATTATGTATCAGATAGAAAGGTAATTTTATATGGTCTTAAATCGTGTTTAACAAAAATACCATTACATTTAGCATTCTTTGAAAATCTTTGGAACATATTTACCTTTAATTATGATAGGAAAGAATTTATAGCATATCCAATTAATCAAGATTCTAGAACACCTGATTTAAATAGAGGTATAGTAATTAGACCACTTGGAATATGTCCGTCATTTTGGTTAGAGGATAATCAGGATATTATGTATTGGACTAAGCCTGTAAATTCATATTTTATAGATTGAAATAAAGTCCGCCATTTTCTATTCCCCGCAAAAAGATTAATACGCGCAAAGGATGATTAGTGTGTGAGGAGAAAAGAGCGTGAGATTAGTATAACAAAAGATCTTAACTATTAGAGTAATTGATAGTAAATGTATTATAATGAATCACATCAATTCTGAAATTTTACATGGGTAATATAGGTAGAATAAGACATTATGATATTGATTAATTACTATAAGTAAGTCCAGAGTTCTCTGGTTTATCTAGGGAAATGAAGGGTGTACAGGGTGTAGTAGTTCACCCACATATACTATGTGTATGAAAATAGGTTTCATGATTTTTCATTAAAATCTATAACTATTTTTACGCTCTGATATTAAATACACACTATTGGAAATGGGCGCGTAATTCTGTTCTTTTGCGGGGAGGATGGATAAAAAATAAATATCGCGCGAGAAAGGAAAAAAAATGGCATGAAAATTTGATCTTTATATTTTACGCGCGAATAACCTTAACCTATAAAGAAAATAATATGATAGTAAAGAGACAGAAAACGTTTGCTACTGCTTCAAAGATCCTAACCGATGATGCAATTAGGAAAGGGGTAGCAAAGGAAGTTAGAATTAGCACGGAGTGGATTAAGAAACACCCCTTTGACCCTGGACTATTGCATAAAAAGTCTGTAAAGAGGGTCAGTTTATTTAGTAAGTAAAAAATCACTTTTAAGGTATTTAGTTTAATTTTTGTATGGAGGAAATTATGAACGGGTTTGGCCTCCTTAGTAGTAATTTCCTTTTATAAACTAATATCTTAAAATTAAAAATTAAACTAAAAAAGATGAATAAATATATCAATTGGGAAACAAAAAGAGAAGAGCTTATTGGGTATCTGAATAAAGGGATGTCATATAAAGAAATTAGTAAGTTTTATGACATGAAGCCTCGTAGCATGTGGGGAGTCATTAGGTCTTTAGGAATTAGTGACCAGTATAAGTATAAGCAAGAACCATGGAAGAAATATGAGCTAACTGATGAGGATAAGGCTGGCTTAAGCAATGAAGTAATAAACAGGCTTAGTAAATTTAAGAATATCAAATATAAATATACTAGAAAGTTTATTATTTCCAAACTCACTGAAAACATAAAAGCAAAAATACCGATTGGTATTATTGTTAGAGAAGATATAGTAGATCAATTTAATATTACTCGAGCAGGTAAGCGTAAATTTAACTATGATTTTTCTAAATTACCACCTTATGTCAGGAGTACTATTGATAAGTTTACTATTATAGTAAATGAGGTATCTCCTAAAACCCATAAATTAGTTGGTGAATGGGTAACGGATTTTAAATCTTTTATAGTTTTTGAAGTAGAACATAAAGTTTGTAGTGGGATATTAAATAAAAAGATCTCTTCTTATTCAAATGAAGAATTTATTGAATGCTGTAAAAGTAAATTTGGAGATACATATGGATATGATAAAGTAAACTATGTAAATCTAACTACTCCGATCATATTAAAGTGTAATAGATGTGGTAAATATTTTTCTCAGAAGCCTACTGAGTTACTATATGGTAAAGGAGTTGGATGTCCTTCTTGTGCTATGAAACAAGTAGGTGAAAAAAAGTTTCTGGAGACTGAAGAGTTTTCAAGAAGATGTATAGAAATTTATGGTGATATATACGATTTCTCTGAAACTAAGTATAATGGATTGGAAAGGCCACTAACAGCTAAGAATAAAATAACTGGAGAATTAATAACTGCCACTCCTGCTGAATTTTTTCGAGGACATGTAGAAGAGGACAATAGATCCTTTGGCGAGAAAGTAATATATAATTGGCTACTCGAAAAGAATATTGAGTTTGAATACAATAAAACAGAAAAGAGTGAATTATTCAAAAGGAAAACAAACTTAATAAGAGTTGATTTCGTAGTTAAACTCTTTGGTACTGTGTTTTGGATAGAATATAATGGTTGTCAGCATTATCATGTTAATAAAAATGATATTAATTATTTCACCAAAGAAAAATTTAAGAATCAGTGTTTACGTGATGATAGTGAAAAAGAATATTGTTTATTAAATGGAATTGAGCTGATTGAAATTCCATATACATATAATACTGCTAACAAAATCATTGAAGTCTTGGAGAGAATTTTTATACAAAGGGAACCGAAGACTTTTATTAAGTTGCCTAAAAGACAAAGAATATGAATGAGAGAAATTTTATAGATCATTCAGCGAAGTTTGATCCTGGGGCTAGTGCGAAGGAGATTGAGAATGCCAACTTAGAGGAACAATTTTCAAGCTTAACCTCAGAGGATAAGAAGGCTGTAATGGCGAAGCTTATAGGATATCGATTTTACCCTCCTACAATAATACAGCTAGTAGAAGATGAATATTTCTTAGGAGGGGAGAGATATTTCAATCATGGAGCTGCTGTTTTCGATTTTTGGAAGAAAACTTTGAGTGAGGAAGTATTTAGTGGGGAATTTTTTACTAAAAAGCCTTACCTAATACTTTCTGGGGGGGTGGGGATTGGCAAGTCTACTGCTACAAGATTATGCATGAGCTTGACTTTTTCCAGGATGTTAAGTTTTAAGAACCTCTATAAGTCTTTGGGTATAGTTCCTAAACCAATAACGTTCTTTATAGCTCATAGAAAGGAAGAGTCCGCGATATTAGAGTGGAAAGATTGGTTTATGAAAGATGTTCTTCAATACTCCCCATTCTTTCACCATACAAAGCCAAATTTCAAATATAAGATACTAACTGGTGGCCCAAGATCAAGCATGGGAATAGGTAATGATGTATTATTCTTTAATCTTGGAGAGCTATCCTTCTGGGAAAATCAAGCGTTGGCACAAGAGAAAGCAACTAGTGCAATTATTCGTTTTAAGAGTAGATATTCGATTCAGCAATTAAGGCTTGTGGGAATGTTTATTGTAGACTCTAGTGCCAGGAGCTCTAATGACAGTACTCAATTTGTGAAGGAAAACATTGATCCTAAGTATTCATTCTTCTGTTCTCCCGCTCATTATGAAGTTAGGCCGAATATGTACAAAGAATCGAAGGGTCAAACTTTCAGGGTATTTACTGGTGATGGTTCTAGTACTCCTCCTCAGATAATTCCTAAAGATGCAGAATTTGATGAAACGAAATACGACCCAGATAAGATCATAAAGGTTCCAATTCAGTTACTAGGTGAATTTAGAGCTAACCTGACTAAAAGTTTACAGGATTTAGCTGGTGTTTCAACTGGTTCTAATGACCTATTTTTTGAAGGTAATATCAATTGTATAAAGGATTGTTCCGTCATAATAAATAGAATTCCTGAGGTTATTACTGTTGATTTCTATGATAAAAATGATAGGTTGATTGATAAGATAAAGCCGATGTTATCATTATTACAGTACAGGAGAACGCTTTTTCTAGGATTTGACCTTAGTGCTGCCAGAGGAGGTGATGCTACTGGAATTTCGGGAGTTACTTTTGAAGGTTGGAAAGAGATTGGGGGAACTAAGTTACCGACGATGAAATGCTGGTTTATGGTAGCGATAAAGAATAAAGAAGGTCAAGAACTAAGCCTTTTTCACATTGAGCAGCTTGTGAATGATTTAAACAAACTATATCGATGTGTAGTTAGTGCGGATCAAGCTTTTAGTAAGAGTCTCCTTCAAATGTGTGAAAGAGAGAATATAGCTTGTACTGGTAGAATATCAACGGATTTAGTACCTTGTGAACCAGCCTTATATCTAAAGTATATACTAAGGCAAAATCTTATTACCTTGCCTGATAATAAAAGATTTCAGCGTGAAGCTTCTGATCTATATTACACGGAGAAGGGTAAAATAGATCATCCAAAGAAAGCCTCTATGATTCTTGATAATCGGGCAGGAACAGAAAAAGCTAGCAAGGATGTTTGGGACAGTCTTTGCCAATCCGTAGTTTCCTGCAAAATGTCTCTAGAAAAAGATGAGGCCTTTGAAGGATTTGAAAAAGAAATGCAATTAATTGATAGAATGAATAATGAAGGAAATCAAAAATTAATTGCGCAAGAGAAGATTCAGTCTATGATTGAAGGAATTTTTTAAAGATTAATAGCAAGAACTCCAATATCTCTTTAGAGTATTGGATGAATTGCAATGTTTAGAATAATGAAGAATCTAATGAAAACCAAATTAGATGACAAAGACT